AAGAGAAAAATTGCTGGGCATTTGTCAATTCTCCTTTCAATTGGACTGACTTTTCAGATTGGTATTATAGAATCTGTTTTTACCCGTTTAAATCCCATATCTCAATGATGTATTGTCATATTGAAAGGAGTGAAAAGAGTGTCAAAGAAAAAGAAATATCAGCTCGAACCTTGTAAGACCTGCGGTAGCCCTGCTGAAGAGAAGATCATCAACACACCTTTTTCCCATGGTTGGGTTGGGTGTAAGAGTTGTAAAAACATTATTTACTGGCAGGGAAAGGGTCATATGTCTGTTGTGGACCAGTGGAACGAGAAACAGAAGGTCATCTGATGGCAGAGAGAAAAGGACAGGATCATCACGATCCTGTCCTTTTCCAGTGAAGAAAAATCCCATTCCGAAGAGGCCAACTCCGGAACTTGAGAAATGGAGGTCAGAGCTAGAAGACACCCGCATATCCTCCGGCTCTATCCTATTGTTTTTTACACCTCAATCTCATCTTCAGATACGAAATAGTCCTTATATTTCGTACCGAGGATATAGATGATCATTGGAAGAAAATAGAACGTACGCTCATCCTTATCTAGACTATCTATGATCAGAGTTCGGTCATAGCGCATGGAAATGTTATGCAGGTAGTTAAAGATGATCAGCTCAAAATACTCATCCGTATCAAGCTTTTTACAGAGTATGGCTTGTAGAAATTCATGACTGAAATATTCCAGGCCATCGGACAGATCCCATGTCGGAGTACACTTCGGAAGAGGATTCATGTCATACCACACTTCACCGGATCCATTTGTATTTTTAGGAACCGTGCAGCATAGACACTTCGAAGAACCGGAATCTCCACCATTAATTGGTTTTTTATAGCAATAGAGATTAACCGACTCTCCAAAATAGTGCATGATGTTATAGATGCTTGATTGCATGGTGATTACCTTTGTCACCAGATAACAATAGCTTCTCAGAAACTCTATATTTTTTGTAAGCACCGCATGGTATAGTGTGAAATCAAACTGGAAGTTGAAATCATCTGGAATCACATCTGCCGGAGTTAGTACGAGAGCTCTTTCACTATTCTCCTCATAGTAGATATTGGAGAGGTTGATGAAATTTTCAAGATATGCATCATATCTCCATATCGGTCGAGCGGTTTCAGAATAGCGGCCGGTCTGGAAAGTGAAACTATTGAGGTCTCTGATGTAGAACGCATTGGTGTAGAAATCCCTTAGCTTATGGTATAGATCAGCGATCGAGTTGATATACTCAACATCCGTCTGTCTAAGGAAGCAACGATCTTCAGTACCGATGTTATCGAACACCGTTAGAAACGTTTCCACGACCTGATTGGTCATTCTCTTCTGTTCGAGATCATTACCAATATCCTTGACATCCGCACTGATTCGGTAGAAGTCATTAGATTGGATCGTATTGTACTCAAAGTTATTGACTCTGAACAGATATTCTCTGGTACCAGGCAGTTTGATGATGAAATAGTCACCTTCACAGGGCTTGATCGTGTTGGGAAGGATTACAGCGTCATTGATCTCAAGTTCAATGTCATAGCCCGTTTCATCATACACGTTCTGAGGGTTCAGTTGAGGAATGTTATAGATGGGGAAATTCAGAATTTTATTAAACCGAATAGGAGATCTGGGTCCGAGTTCGGATTCGATTGCTCCAGTGCCAACATCCTGTCTAGATCTTACCATGTTTCGATGATAATAGGTGACAAATGTCGGTGTTGAATTTAGGAACTTTGAATATTGGCCAATTTTATTTTTACTATAGATATCGATCGTCGATTCGATATATCCAACATGTTCAACGTTGAGAATACGTGCCAAAATATATCATCTCCTGTTCTTTCATGGAGTGTTTCCGTAATTAAGTCGATGTTTTTAGGAAGCTTGCTTTCTCAAATGTCCAATTTTTGAAACTTCAACACAATGCTATAATTATCATTCATTTAAACCGATCATTTTAACATGATTTGGTGGTGAAAAGCCAAATGATTAGTGCAACCAGTGTCCTCGAATCAAATAAGAAAGAGCTTCAGCTCAGTATAAATTCCTTTGATAACCCTACCGAACTAACCGGAATCAAAGCCTGGTCACAGCTGATGCTACAGCTCATTTTCATGGAACCTGGTACATACCCATCTCTTCCGGATATGGGTGTTGGCATTGAGAGCTATCAGTATGATTTCATGGACGATATCCTATCTCAGCTCTCTGCCAAAATCATTCAACAGCAGCGAGACTATCTAAGTGACATCCCGCTAACTGCGGTGACAATTGAGCCAAGGACGGTTAACGGCGAAACGATCATGCTTATCCAACTATCCTTTGATCTTGGAAGACAGGGTGAGGGAACTTCCGTTATCGCTGTTAATGCAAGCCCCAGTTCAAGACATTTTCTTGATTTTGATATATCCTGGTAATCTTTCCTAGAAAGGAGAAATATATAATGATAGATGAAGGAATGAATAGCCTGCGTGATATGGCTGTTGCGGCGGCTGAAGGCCGACCGATTATGGATCAGGCGCCTCAAACCGAACCTCCCCAGGTCTATGAACAGCAACAGAATACCGAGCCCAATGGCGTTACCGTAGAGGCTACTCCTAGGCAGGGTAATCCACTGTTTGCACAGGCAAAGATCTATGATGTAACCATGGTTGGAGATACTCCGGTCTATGCAAAACCGGCTCCTGCTCCTGTTCCGGTTCCTCAAAATATTCCTACCCAGCCGAATATGGGGATTGATCCCGGTGCTGAAATGCTAATGAGAGCATCCAATCAGCAGCCCGCTCCGGCTCCAACTAATTTTGGTCTGGATCAGAGTGCTCTGGAATCTCCGGCAATTCCTGGAATTCCGGCAGCTTCTGACAACGAATCTCTGTACAATTCTCTACTTTTCAACCTTGATGGAAGTTTTAGTTCTGGTCAGTTGAAACTCATGTCCGAGCATCTGATCAGCGTTCCTGTGAACGAGTATGAGAGTCTAACCCGCGATCTTTTCTCCGGCGTTGAAACCGAATTTAAAACGTTGATTACTCAGGTTCATCTGAGTGTGTCTGAAGCTCAGAAAGCTTCCTACGATCGAATTGTTGCCACCCTGGATAGGATTAACGAGGACTATCTCAAAAATCATCCCAATATGGCAAACATCGTGATCGACAAGAGCCAGGATGTGAACGACCTTGGTTTGACCAAGGAAGAACACGCGAAGCTTGAAAAGGCAAAGAAGGTTCGTCTGGTTCTACTTGAAGATGTGGATCTTGCGACGATCGAATTCGAGCATCCTCCCGAGAATCACATCTCTGACTACATCAAATCTATCGAGGGAACTCTTGCAAAATACAGTGTTCCTCTTCCGATGCTTGGTGATTTCGTCAGTTTCAAGGGAGCTCAGATTATACAGATGGTAAACATCATTCGATATGATGATTCTAAGCTCGATGAAAACGTCAGCACGAAAGCTTCGTTGATCTACGATAAGCTGATCAGCGGTTCCATTCTCAAGCGCTACAATGAAACCGGTGAAAGTAAGATGAGCTATAATGAGTTTATCAACACTTTCCCCTATGATGACATCGATATGGCAATCTTTGGGATTCTTTGCGCATCTTCTCTCGAGGAATCTCAAACAAGCGTTACCTGTCAGCACTGCGACCATACCTGGATGCACTCCTACAACCTTAAGAATCTGATTAAGCTGGACAATGTGCCCGAGAGTATCAAGGAACGTATTGATTCGATTCTTGCAAATAAGAGCAACGATGTCATTCTTCGTGACATGTACTCGGAGCGGCGTAAGGTTCGTAGGTACCGTTCTCCCTTTAGCAATAACGTCTATGACATCTCCTATCCTACGGTCGCCAGAGCCCTTGACATTCTCAAGCGCATCAATGAGGATGACAGTGTCATGGCATATTATGCCCTGATCGCTCTCTACATGCAGCAGATTAACATCTACAACGGTAAGACTGGAAAATATGTTGCGGTATCGGCTGAAAAGCCTGATCTGATTCTTGAAACCCTCAAAACTCTCACCAAAGAAGATATCGATCTTCTTTCCAATAAGGTTCGTGAAGAGTTCTACTATCGACCTGAGTTTATGATGGAAGTCGAATGCCCGACCTGTGGGAGAGTCTCCAAGATCACTCTTAACATCGATAGTCTGATTTTTCTGATAGCCCAAGATTCCATGGCAGAGATCGAGTAATTCAGAATTTCATGGGTCTCGTTGACGACATTCTATATGAGTTTAGAGGCCAGCTTCGTTTGGAGGACATCTATCGTCTGACCTATAAGGAGCTGGCCTATCTGAGAGAACATCGAATGAATAGACTCAAAGATAAGAACGCTGCACAGAGTGAAGCCATGCGAGAACTATTGAGTACATGAATCTTGGGCCTGGAAAATTTTGACGAAGGGTGGTGAGGTTGCCGTGGGAGATATCTCATCTCTTGAGAGTGCTGATAGAATAGAGATATTCAGGCATATAGCAGCCGATGGATCTGATGGTGTGAACGCGAACATGTTAGCTTCAATTGCTTGCGACAACTTTCATACCTTTCTAGATTTCTGCGATAGGGTTTTTGCAGAAAAGGACAGCATCGAAGATGTATCAGCAACTCTCGATGAAGATAACCAGCTGACGTTTAACATCATCTACAAGAAATAACAAATACCCAGGTGACCATTGAAGTCACCTGGGTATTTATTTAGTTCATATATTTTTTAGATGGAGGGATGATGAATGAAAAGGAATCTTACTGAAACGATAGTGAAATTAGGAATACATCTATTTCTAGCAGGAGCCATAATCGTATTTGTCTCTAAATTTGATCTTGAAACGATCAGAACTCTTGGTGATTTTTCTAAGGTTATAGTAATCATACTAATAGCCTCTCTTATCATCATGTGTGTTACACTGATCATTATTGCCATCTGTAGACTATGGATACTGCTCCGGTGGAAAAAGATGAATGAACATTATTCACATATTATGGATTGGATCCATAATAGGTTCTTTAAGATGTAAGATGAGGTATAAAACCCATCTTAGGTTTTTGGAGGAAAAGCTATGCAAATTGATAAAAATGTTAACAGGGAATATCAAGATGTGATCGCTGTCTGTCGCCTGTTGAAATCACATGCTACGAACGCTCTTCTTCTGGATAATGGGGTGATCGCCATGCAGGCAGCTATTCCAGAGGTTGCCAACTATATGGTGCTTAACGATCCGACGGTGTATCCGAGATTTAGAAGAATGTATATCAATCTCGGAGAAATTGCTCCAGTTAATACCAAATTTAAGAAGACTCTCTCGTCTATAGAGTGGAAAGCAAAAGATGGAATTGCCACCGTTGAGATCTCTAATCAGGATATGGAGCCATACTCTGTATATCTTTTTACTCAGGGATACATGGTAGACAGTGTACTTGATAGTGCGTATTCTAAGGTACCAGATTGGTCCAATATACGACAGGGTGTCCTGATCGATGAGCCCGATGACATGTATATCAAATGCGAAGGTCTTGCTGCAGATCTCTACGCAAAGAAAATGTGTGAAGTTATTGCCAATGGAAATCGCCTCATGTTTTCTAGACCATTTCTTGGTGATACTAAGAATACGGAATGTATCTACTATCGAGTAGTTCGTGAAGATCTCGAAGAAAATGGAAAGATCATCGTAAAGTTTAAGCAGAAAGAAAAGCTTGGAAACATCTATACCTATGCGGGATTTCTCAAGATTCCTGGATGAAAATGAATGAAGTGTGCTACCGTCTTGGTAGCACACTTCATTTTTTAGTTTAGAATTCTTCTCCTAGATCGGATCCTTCTTCACCTGCAGAAGTCTTATCGAAATCCTTATCTTTGGAGATCTCAATACGAGCTCTATCAAGCATTTCCATATAATCCTCCCATTTGATGAAGGGAAGAAGCTCACCAGCTAGGATCTGGACAAACTTACGACGAAGTTTTTCATCATCTGGACCCTGATCCTGATCACCTAGGAACATGCTTGCTATGGCTCTCGTGATCTGATCCATCTGAGATAGATAGTCAGACATATTGATGTTTGTAAGAACTCTTGGACGACAGAGTTTAAATTGGAATGCGGGTAGAACTTTTCCCTTCAGATCGTCCGATAGAGTAGAGGATGCAATGAGCATCTTATAGAGATCCGTTGTCGGATCTTCAAGATCCGCCTGTAGAGTGGCAACACGGCCTGCAAACTTGATATTGGCCGTTACGATGGATTTTGCGTAGTCAGCGGCATCTGTGTATTCCATGATAACAGAGGGAACACCGGTGCCAATGATTGCCAGTTTTTCAAGATATTCTTCCATCGGAGTATGAAGATCAACATCTTGACCTTCCTGGGTCTCAAAGTCAATGAGCCGATCACCGTTTCTAGACATTGGAATTTGAAGGTTCCCGTATCTAGAAAATTTGGAGAAGGACAGATTCGTTGAGAGAAGATCAGAGAATGTGATGTTGCTCTCCTGAATCATTCTAATGACCCTTTGAATCTGATTGTTACTTGTACGATCGATTGGGCCTCTTCGCACATAGGCGATTGTCCTATTTCCGGACTTGTTCATATAGAGAAGGAGCTTGGCAACGATCGTAGATAGGAGCATTTTTGCAGGAAATAGAGCATCCTGCAGAATTGACTGACCGATGCCATCTTCATCCTCATTGACAGAGAAAGAGATAATGTATTTAGCAGGGATAAACTGGATCTGGAACGACGTATTTACAAATCCATTGGCTACGATACAGTCACCGATCAATCGTTTGAAATCGGCATTTTTATTCACAAACTTCGAAGAGAAGTTTGTTAGAATGCCATCACAGACAGCATTGACAATAGCCTGTGTTGCTCTCTGTCGACTATCATCGGGAACATTGATTGAGCTAAACACGTTCGAGGTGGATGCCAGAATGTTTGTCTGCATGATTCCACTTTGAATCGCGCTAGCTTTCTTTTTAGCAGTCATATCGTGCACATGGAAGTATCCAATAACCTGGTTAAATACCTTTACTGGAACAATGCTGTTTGCATCAATGAGTTTTATGTATGAACCCGCGGTCTTGAACTTTTCCGGAGTACCATACAGATTTCGGTTAAGCTGTGCAGTGGCATCTGGAGTAAACGCATCTTCCGGCATTACCCCATTTCCAGCAAACACTTCTCGATAGTGTGCAAGGTTATTTTTTACTGCATTTTGACTGGGAGATTCGATTGATTCATGAACGGCGGAGACCGAAGCTTCAATAACACCTTCAAGAGCTTCAATCAAAACCTCAGAGTCAACGGCATAGCACTGCTCAAAGGCGTTTACAAGATCGCTTTTGAAGGTTCTATTCGCTTCTTCATTATCTCTAGATTTTCCCGAAGTATTGACAAATGGTATCTTTGTCTCTACATCATAGGTTTCTCTGATAATGGCTTCAATTGCGGGATCAAACTCATAGGGGTCCGCATCCGCATCAATTCCAACGGTTCCACCGCTCTCTCCAGCATATCGAGCAGCAAATTCCTTATCCTGAGATTTGATGTTAAAACCAGCTTTAGCATTCCGCATCTGCCCTCTTGCAATTGCCTGATTGACGAGCATGTTATCACGAATTCTACCCTCTTTTAGAAGACGATCGTATTCTGAGAATAGCTCGGCATAGGGAATGCAATATACATAATGATTACCACTGACAAGAGCCTTTTTATAGACCACATTACGAAGTTTCTTTAGGAGTTTTTCTTCCCTCTCGATACGATGAATTTCGGATTCAACCTGAACACGTTCCTCGTCAGACAGGCCAGAGCCAAATTCCAAATTTCTGGAGATAGACGTTGAAAAATCATCTGCAGATACGATCGAATCGAGAGTGGTCTTTACAGCTTCACCGATGGCCGGGATAAACTTTGTGATAAAACGTAGGTCACTGAGCTCGATGTATCGATTTTTGTACATCTCTTGGAAATATCCAAAGATGTTACCCACGTCTTCACTAAATAGATTATATGGGTCAATTTCTTCGGGGTTGGTTCCATTTCGTGTGGCCGCATCTTTTGTCATCGAAACGATAAAATCTACGATATTACCACCGGAAATTCCCTTAGAAAGTTCCAATTCGGAATTGATGATATCCTGTACCCGACTGTCTTTAGAAGAAAGAAGCTGTCGCTCGTTATATCCATC